TATTTTTGCTACTAGCACATGGTTATGTTACCGAATTCTGGCTTGCTATGCTTGCTATATATTAGGGGGCAATAATGCGACCATATAATTTAAAATAATAAGGGCGTTTATATGGGCGAAATGAGGAAGAGAAGGTGCGCGACTACACATTTCCACTCCCTTTTTCCTTCACATTCCCCTCAAATATTGTAAAAAAATATACGCCCCAGTCCCCCCACCACCTATAATAAAAATAAATACTATATATAATATATATGCTCAAAACACTCAAATCAAACTTTAAATCAAGATTTAGAACACTAAAGATCAAATCAAAAAGCATAAGCCCAAAAACGCTAAAGATCAAATCAAAAAGCGCAAGCCCAAGAACAAAATCAGCAGCCGCTACAACACTCCAAAGTACATTTAAAAATAAATCAGCAAAGGCAGAAGTTTGTTCAATATGTTTAGACAAGTTGTTATATAATAAAGGGCAAGCAACTCTTGCTACTTGCGGGCACAGTTTTCATAAAAAGTGTATTATAGACTATAAAAACAAAGGCGGAAGAACTTGTCCCCTTTGTAGAACCAAGTTTGACATTGACGCTATAATAACACCATATGAATATAAAAAGTTAGTATATCGAAAACATAACCAACCACACAATTTAAATAAAACATTACGCATATACGACGAAGTTGCGTCAACCTGTAAACAACCATATATAGATTGGCTTAAGGCAAGAATACAAGCTACTAATGCATGGTCCAATTATACTAATCACAGAGACCGACCACGCTGGATGCACCCAACAAGATATTTATGGGATAAAGAAGAGGTTAGATTATTAGAATTAAAAGACAAGGCAGAAGCCATAGAACGTGGAAAGTATAGAATTTTTAAATCAAAGTGTAAAGAAGCTGATACTTTTACATTAGCAACAGACAGAAATTTAAGCATTCCTATGCCCCGAATAAACCCAAACAGCTATATCGAGTTTAATGATTATGTACAATCTATTTATGAAACTAGAAACCCAAATACACGCGCCCAATGGAACTAAATAATCCAACCTAATACAATCTCTCAAATATAATCTCTCAAATATAAACTATAAAATTATAATATAAAAAATAAACTACAAACTATAAATAGTAAAGTTATGGCAAAAGCAGCAACATCAAATATTATATCAATAAAAGATATAATATTTACTAACGAGTTATGCAGCCAACTCATCAATTTATATAATAATTTTGGAGAAAACGACGCACTAAATTATGAAAATTGTAAATCCATTTTAAAAAATATTGTAACAAATAACAATCACTACATATTTTTATACATGGACGGATCAAATAACGTCTTAGGAGCACTAACATTATTGTTAGAGCAAAAATTTATTCATAATGGCAAGTGCGTAGCCCACATTGAAGATTTTGTTGTAAAACAAGAATTTCGTGCGCAAAATATAGGCAAAGACCTAATTAATTATGCCATTACTTATGCGCAACACCATAACTGCTATAAAATAATATTAGATACAAATAGCAAATTAGAAAATTATTATGCTAGTTATGGCTTTGTCAATAAAGGAATAGCTATGGGCCTTTATTTTTGAAACACACCCATCACAAGTCTTTCGCCTTTTTATAGTCTAATTCCGAAGCTTCCGCGGCCATGTCTATTATTGAACTTGCTATGTCCATTGCCGCAGCATCACGCAATTCTTTCCTAATTCGCGCACGGGTTTCACGCCCTTCCAAATAAAATGGCTTATTTCTTTCTACATTATACGCAAGTTGTGTCCGTTGAAGATTATGAACAGGATCATCACGAATTTTGGGTATATATCGTGTTTCGTCTATTTCTCTACTAACTCGTTCTCTAGTTGCTTTTATCCAGTCACCAATAGTTTCGTAAGCTTCTGGTATTTTTAAATTATCAACCAATCTATTGTCATGTGTTACCAATTTATGGCGGAAATATAATAAGTAAACTAATGCGCGCTCATTTTTATTGAAAACACTGTCGCTCACATTAGTAATAAACGCTTGCAACAATGAATTAATATAATCCAATTGCTCCTGATTTGAAGACGGACTAGCTTCACAACAATAGCGTCCATCTCTATATTTCGGAAACATACTCATATCACAACCCAAACTTCCTCGTTTTTTTACATTTTTTAAATACTCCTTATAAGGAGCACCTTTTCCGGAAAATATAACATCTTTATACGGATAACACCGATTTTTCCATGCTTTACTTATTCTATCATCGTCGCTTGTTCTGCTATAGGAAATCCTGTTCTTTTTACTCGCATTGTCGTGCTTCTTTAGTGATGATCGCAACACACGAGGCGGCGGCAAAGACGTAGTCCTAATCGCAGTTACAGGCAAAGATCTAATCACGGGCCTAAAAGATCTTGGCCCCAAAGATCTTGACCCCAAAGATCTTGGCCCAAAAGATGAAGACATAGACACCGCCTCTCTTTCCAATTTTACAGGTTGTCTACGCGACATAGCATTTCCACGCCCGTAAATTTTCCTTCTATTATAGCCTTGTTTAAGCCTCTTTTTTGTGTTTGACATTCTTAGATTATTATTTATATTATAATATATTATATTATATATTATAATATATTATATTATAATATATCGCCTTCACGTAATACACAACGTTTGGAACCAGTTAATAAAAAAGATGAAAATAATAAATAATTCCATGAATTTATATTTGAAAAAATGAGCATAATTGTAGCTCCTTGTTAAGTGACGTTTGTTAATAAAATACATTTATTTTCTACGTGTTCTATTACGTCCAGGTTTAGCTCTCAAATTTCTAGAACGTTTATTTTTACCTTTACCGTAACCTTTACCGTTACCTTTACCGTTACCTTTACCTTTACCTTTACCTTTACCTAGAACAGATAATGTATATATTACATCTGGACCATTAATCTCTCTAAGTATGTTGTTAATTTGCAAAGCATAATCTAGAGAAACACGATTTAATGTATTTACTTTATCAATATCTTTAACCACCGGACTGAAATTAATAGTTTTATCAATTTTTACAATTTTTGATTGTAATTCAGTAATAGATTTATTAAGTTGTCCAACAGCAATAATCATTTCATTAAATTTACTTATTAAATCATTAGAAAATGTAAGCGCAGAATATGTAGGCGTTTTTCGACCATTATTTATTGTTGTAGTCGACTGCATAGCTTTTATTATATATAGCCTATATAATATAAAATATTCTATAATCCTAATATCCTATATACGCCCCAGTCCCCCCACAAACAATAATCTTTTAACGCCGTCTTCTAGTTCCAGATCCTTTTCTTTTCTTAGAGGCCCTAACTTTTTTAGTTTTTATTAGCGTATCTTCTTTCTCTATTCTGGCAGTACTTACTAACTCTTCGTCAATGCGTTTACCAGTAAGAATTTTATCATTATCATCATAATATATTGGATGTGTGTCATCCGCATTTGGTTGTGCTAAATATGCATTTTCATTATGAATAATAGCATCCTTAGTAGTAGCAGGACAATCATAAGTTATTATTATAGAGTTTGTCGCCTTATTTTTCTTAACTTTCAAATTTTGAACCTTTAATTTAACACCAGGCCAGTCCTCTAATTCCTCTTTCCACCAATCCACTAACTTGCCAAGATTATTGGCTTTTTCTAAAAACGGCTTTGGAAAGGCCGGATGAATTTCAAGAGTTACAGCCTTTCGCTCTGTTCCAGCTATTTTTTTAAGCTTTATTATTGTTTGTTTATGATTAATAGTGGTGTCTATATATTCTATTTTAAGAGGGTCTACATAAAGAATTTTATTATTAGCATTATCATAATATATAGGATAATTACCATCATCGTCAGGGTCAGCAATCATTTCATTTTCATCGTGAATATCTTGATCTTCGGTGTCGCCAGGGCATTCATAAGTTATTGTGAAAGTGCAGTCAGTAATATTCTTTTTAATCTTAAAATTTTTAGGCACTATATAAACACCTGGCCACCATTTTAAATGATTTTTCCACCAATTCATTATTTTACCTAAATTATTGTGCTGTTGTAAAAACGGCTTTCCATAACGCGGAGCTAATATTAATTTTACAACTTTTACTTCAGAAGACATATTATATATATAAAATATTACAATTTATATAAAATATTACTAGTGTTATAATAGTAATATTTTTTTGAAAACACAAACAAATTCAAAATTTAAAATTTCTTACCTTCTACGTGTTCCACGACGACCACGTCTGCGACTTTTACGCATAGCTCTAGAATGTCTTCTTCTTCTGCGCCCTTTAGCTGTTGTTGTTGTTGCTTTTTTCGGTGTATTATTGTCGGCAGCGGGAGATGGTTGAGCAATGCTTCTTTGATAACCTTGATATGATTGAGGTGCTGTTTTGCTATCAGTAACAGGGGTTACCATATAATTCTTTTTATAATTATTTGTTGACATTTTTATATATATAACAAATATTATAAATAAATATAAAACTTACAAAATCTCTCTAAACATAGTAACTTTAAACATAGTAACTTTAAACATAGTAACTTTAAACATAGTAACTTTAAACATAGTAACTTTAAACATAGTAACTTTAAACATAGTAACTTTAAACATATAAAAATATTTTAGAATTTATTTAAAAAAACTGCATTATAATAATTATAATGTATAATTTAATATTATTAATTTTAACATCAGCCAAACCTAAATATTATTATGACAGGCGTATTCATAATTTTGGCAACATAGGCCTAGGAGGTCAAATTCATTCATTATTAGCTCCTTATGCAACAAAGCTAATAGATGACAAATGTTATAAGTCAGTAAATATACGCCAAGCTATTCTCTCAAATTACAATCAAGACTTTTATAATAAATACGAAAGACTTCCTAAACTAATAGATTTATGTTGTGGAACAGGATCGTCTACAGCAACCAATCAATTAGGAATAGATAGTAGCGAAGAAATGATAAGCGCAGCAACCTTAAGGCAGGCCAGAAAAATTATACATAGCAATAGTCGATTTATCAAAGGCAACGCAGAAAACTACGGCCAACCCAAAGAATTTGACACAGCAACGCTAATGTTTGCATTTCACGAAATGCCCAATTATGCACATCATAAAATAATTAAGAACGCAAAAAAAATAACAAAGCACGACATACTAATAGTAGACATTAGTCCAAACTATAGTCCATCTAAGCTAATGTTAATGGGCGAACCATATTTATTAAATTATAAAGCCACAATACAAGACCTATTACAAAAACACCAATTTACATATTTAGAATATATTCCAAATCACGTAGGGTTATGGGTTTATAGTCATAAAAATAATCAAAATCATCAAAATCACTTAATAAAGCATCTTTCAACTTAATCGCAAATAAATACATAATCATTATAATAAGGTCTATTATCATAATTGGAGCATGTCCTATATTCATAAATATTATATGTTTCTAAAACCATAAGCATTAGCACAACCACAATATTTGCAAACATAAATAAATAACTCATCATTTAATAGTTAATATTTAGCTGTTTAAACATAAAAAAAATATCAATTTTTTTCTAAACTAACCCCCCACTAAACCTAGACAAGAAATAGTCCCAAACATAGCACCAGCATAGTAAAACAAAGCGGACCCATAAGCTGAGCAATCGTTAAAAGCAGACCACCAAGGATCGGAACATAAAACACTACAATAGCTGCAAGAAACGCACCAGGAAGGCACAAAGATAGCAAGAGCAATATAAGAATAAGCGCGAACCAAAGACCTTGAACGTTCATAATAGTTGTTTGACTAACATAAAAAAAAGACTTCTTCAGCATATCAATTTTTTTTAAACCTACATAAATTTATAATATGTAAATTTTTAGTTTTACATATTATAAAGAAACAAGCACATTAAACCGAAACAGTACCAAATATCACGAGGAACAATTGAAAACAAGACATAAAACAAGAAAACCACAAGCGGAGCATAAAAGATTATAAATGCAATATTAAAAGCATCAGGAATAACGCCTGAACTCATCAACAATACTACCATAGACGCAAACCAAATGCTAATAAGCATAGAGGTCATTTTTCAATAACATAATTAAAAAAGTCTTCCGACAAATCAATTTTTTTTATGCAAAAACAAAACAAAATAAAACAAAACAAAATAAAAGATTTTTGAAAACAACTTAAAGAAACACCACTATATATAGTATAACAAAAAAACAAAAAAATATTTTTATATGCTCTCATAGCTCAGTTGGTTAGAGCGTTGGTCTTATGAGCCGAAGGTCGGCGGTTCGAGCCCGCCTGGGAGCAATTCTTTTTTTAGCTCTTGTGGTGTAGTTGGTCATCACTGAGGACTTTGAATCCTCCAACCCCAGTTCGAATCTGGGCAAGAGCTTTTTTAATGCTGGGATGCCCGAGTCAGGTCTAAGGGGGGCGACTTAA